CAACAGACTGGCAGCAATTGAAACTCAACAAGTAACCCCTGAAATTACGCAGGTAGAACAAGCTCCAGCTCCGGTACGTGAACCAGCACCAATGGTTCATTCTGTAACACTGGAACGGCCAATCGTTGAGCCAGTGAAAGCACAGGAACCAATCAGACCAAGCGCAGATTATTTGATCGGAGTAATCGCACGGGAATTTGATGTATCAAGACGGCAGTCGCGTGACTGGCTTGCAACCACAAACTTTAACGAATCAGAGGTGGCTTAACATGGCACGCGGTATCAATAAAGTAATACTCATTGGATCAATCGGAAAAGACCCGGAAACGCGTTATGCAGCAAATGGAAATGCTATAACAAACCTGTCACTTGCAACATCGGAGCAATGGCAGGATAAAAATACCGGCGAAAAGCAGGAACGCACCGAGTGGCATCGCGTGTCGATGTTTGGGCGTCTGGCTGAAATCGCCGCCGAGTACCTGAAAAAAGGCAGCAAGGTCTACATTGAGGGAAAGCTGCAAACCCGCAAATGGCAGGATCAGAGCGGTGCGGATCGCTACAGTACAGAAATCGTTGCCAGTGAAATGCAGTTATTAGACGGCAAGCCGGAAGGTCAGGCACAGCGAAGCGCACCAGCGCCAAGTGTACAGGATGATTTTGACGACGGACTCATCCCATTTTAGCAGCCCACCAGTAACGCGGTGTTGTCATGCAGGCTGGCCACCTGTGCTGCAAAACGGCCACCACTAAATACGAATCAGGGGAAAAGGCATGAAAACCAGCGACACAGTAACAATTGAAGAGGCGGCAAAAATACTTGGCATAAGCCATGCTGCAATGCGGGCACGGGTGCATAGACACATTAACGAAAAGCGCGATACTACGCAGCCAATACCACGCCCGAAAAAGCAGAATTACGCTGGGCAGTATCGGTGGGTATTCGACAGGGCTGCTATTGTCAAGTATAAGGGCAGTCTGTGAAGCGGTTGTTATGCGGCTACTAACTACAGAGAAAAAAATGATTCATTATCACGGCACACCGATGGGAGGAAAAAGTTTAGATGTTTGTCATTCGCTGAAAGGCAGGCATGCGCTTATCCCGTTTTTCAGGCCGGACAATTTGGCTATTGCAATGGAAGTTTGCCAGTCGTTTGTATTGGATAACTCAGCGTTTTCATTGTGGAAAAAAGGTGGCGATGTTCCGTTCACGGAATACCATGCTTGGGTACATTCGATTGAGGGGCATCCGGGTCTTGATTGGTGTTTGATACCGGACAAGATAGACGGCACAGAGGAAGAAAACGTTGCACTTGTAACAAGGTGGCAGCGCGAAGGCTTCGGCGTTTTATCTGTTCCGGTTTGGCATTTGCACGAGTCGCTAGAGTGGCTTGCCTATCTAGTAGATAAGTTTCAGGTGGTCGCTTTGGGCAGCTCCGGTCAGTGGGCAACGCCAGGCACTATCGGGTGGTGGCAGAGGATGGAGGCTGCAATGGGCGTAGCCTGTAACTCAATAGGCAGACCAAAGGCAAAATTACATGGGCTGAGAATGCTCGATCCTGCAATTTTTACAAGACTTCCGCTGTCATCAGCAGACAGCACAAATGCGGCAGTGAATTCCGGTAGTGTGAATCGTTTTGGAATGTACACACCGGTTTCAGCGGCTGCGAGAGCGGTTGTAATAATGGACAGAATTGAGGCGCACAACAGCGCAGCGGCATGGGAAAAATCTGCTCAAATGGATATGTATGCCGTATAACCCCGCAATAAGCGGCAGCCGTTAGGCTGTCCAGCTTGATTGCGTTGTTATACGGCAAAACTATTAACATGATAGGTAAATAAAATGAAGAAATTACACATTGCAGCAAGCCCGCTAACAGGGACGATATTTGCAGGAACAGTGCTAAAAAGTGGCACATGGGCAGCAGGCAAGCAGGACTTAACTATTGAGGCGTTGGTGGCTGTTGCGGAGCATGGCTTGAAGTTTGGCAGGCCGATTGAGATAAGCACCCCAGACGGCAAGCCAGAGTACAGAATTACGGTAGAGCGACTTGCCGTATAACACAGAGTTATACATCAACTGACGCAAAACATCACGTCACTGTATATCCGCACATACGACAAATTGACTAGTTGCACGGTGTTGCACTTGATGTAATATGTGCAGACCAACAGAGGAAAGCAATCATGAATGCAGACGAATTGAAAAAAGTGCTAGATAGTCACAGAAAGTGGATGAATAATGATGGCGGCGAACGCGCTAACCTGAGAGGCGCTAACCTGAGTGGAGCTGACCTGTCCGACGCTAACCTGACCGGCGCTAACCTGTACGGCGCTAACCTGAGTGGAGCTGACCTGACCGAAGCTAACCTGAGTGGAGCTGACCTGTCCGACGCTAACCTGACCGAAGCTAACCTGAGAGGCGCTAACCTGAGTGGAGCTGACCTGTCCGACGCCTACCTGTCCTGCGCTGACCTGTACGGCGCTAACCTGACCGGCGCTAACCTGTCCTGCGCCTACCTGTACGGCGCTAACCTGACCGGCGCTAACCTGACGGATATAAAACTCACAAATGCAGTCGGTGGAAATCATCGCATCCAGTGCTTACAAATAGACCCATACAAAATAATCGTATTAGACAATGAGATTGCATGGGGCGGCTGCACAAAGAAAACCGTTAAAGAGTGGCTATCGTATAAGGGCGAAGATTTGTCAGAATCAGATAGGTACTACCTGACCAAAATAACAAAGCCGTTCATTCGTATATGCATTGCAAAGAGGAAAGAATCATGAACATATCCCCCGTTATGACAATCATCGGTGACGAAGTGGTTACCGCGCAGCCAGCTCCGGCCGGTGGCTTTTGGATCGCAAAGATCCAAGGCGAGAGAGCTGCCTTTTTTGGCTGCACATCCACCGAAGCATTCTACAAAGCACGCCTGTGGATCATGGGCGACTACCAGCAGGTGGCCGCATGAGCCGTTACAGCGAAGCCTGTGACGCTGGCTATGACGGGGCAAGCCCTTTCGAGGAACGCCGACTCGCGGCACGCAAAAGGGCAAATGACATGCTCGACCCGCGTGATCCGGACTATGTGGAATATGAGGAGGATGAAGAATGAAACACACCAAAGAGCCGTGGTACGTGGCTCACCATCAGTTTATTTATGCTGAAAATCACTTGTTAGTAGGGCAAACAGCCTGCCCTCCGGCGCTGTCTGACAACCCCGCTGCAACGCAAGCTATCAACGCTGACCGCATAGCCGCCTGCGTTAATGCATGTGCAGGTATAACAAATGAGCAGCTTTCCGTATGCACAGATAACGGCATATTGCAGTACATGGACGCTCAAGTTAAGCAATTACAACAAGACCACGACCGCCTAGCCGCGCTGAATGCGGAGCTGGTGGAGGCGCTGGATGAATATGGATCGCACAGACCATGCTGCCAGATTGTCATTTACCAGCAAACAGGCAAATGCGATTGCGGATTTAGCGAAGCCATCGCCAAGGTAGGTGTGAAATGACGTGGAAAATACTGTCAGAGGCTGTCGGTTGTGTGCTTTTTGTGGCTTTCGTTGTGTGTCTATCCGCATGGGTAGCGGCGACAATCAAGGCCAGCGAAGGTGATACCCAGCCAGCAATCCAGACAGCCATTGTCACCGTTCGCGGCTGTGACGTTATCCAACACATACAGGGTGACAGATTGATAGCTGCACACAATGCCGCCGATCAACCTAAGACGTGCAAGGCGGCGAAATGACTGACCGCGAACTGCTTGAACTGGCTGCTAAGGCGGCGGGGTATGTAATCGAGATTAACTACTACGGCATGTACCGTCACGGATTGTTTAACACAGAAAAATGCGTTCCTCCAGCGTTGTGGAACCCACTCACCGATGACGGTGACGCGCTGCGGCTGGCTGTGAAGCTGAACTTGCATCTTGGGCTTGAGAGTTCAGTAGCGAACGCATGGCAAGGCGGCATGAATCACTGGCAAACCGAGCCGCACAACGGCGATCCAATGGCAGCCACCCGCCGCGCCATTGTCCGCGCAGCGGCACAGATCGGGAGGGCGATGCCATGAAGCTATCTGACCAACTGCGAACGTACAACGAGTGGCGGCGCGGTAGCGAAACCATACCGCAGCCAAACCCGACAGAGCTGGGCGAATTGCTAGACACAGTTGCAGACCGGCTTGAAGTGCTTGAATTGGAACTGCAAAAGTACGGCACTCACGGATGGGACTGCAAGCAGAACGGAGAGTGTACTTGCGGATTAACTGAGGCTATAGGTGATGTATGTCAGTAGTAAGACTGCCGACATCAATAAACCCTGACAGCGTACTCGAACAGGCTATCGGTCAGTTTGAATATGTCGTAATCGTTGGGCTAAATAAGGACGGAGATATTGACTTTAGGGAAGGTGGCGATAATAAAGAGGCAGACTTATCAATTCCGTTTACCGTTATGAGTAAGGTTTGCCATAAGATACTAGCAGGAGATTATGACGCATGAGGCCAGACGGAAGCATCGGCAGCATGCTGCAAGTGGTTGCAATACTTCTTGCAGGCGATGAGATCAGCAGGCACAGGTGAACAACTGCCGCTCTGCCTCGCGCCGGCGCCGTAACCCAGCCTCGAAAGTTGAACCCTTGTTGATCCACCGGCCAAACTGACCAGAAGCGCCAACATAGTCACCGCCATTCAGAAGCCTTAGCATGGTGGATGTTTCAAAAGCCCCGATGCCAACGTTGTAAACGAAGCACACCAATGCATCGAACTGGCACTGTGTTACCGGAACTCGCAGCCGCTTTGTTATATGGTCAGCCAATCCTTCGCAGTGATGTGCCAGCGCCTCATCAGCTTGCCACTGAGCCCACTTGACGCCCTCTACGATTTTGCTGCCTGTTTGCCCATAGCCCACAGTCCACTTGCCAGCTGGGCATAGGTAGGCTGTCAGCTTGCAGCCCTCAAACTCTTTGATAATGTCGATGCCGCGCTGGGTTACGTTCATTTTGACCCCGCGATAATCGCATCTTTAGCAAATGATGTGCGTGATGTGCCGATCCAATACGCGATAGAGCTAGACCATGCACCAGTAACAACACCAAAAATATAGACAGCCATATCTTTAT